TGGCGTATCACACATTGAACACCAATGATGCCGTCAGCTTGAAAATATCACAGGGGACGCTTATTGCTAATCAGCGAGCTGAATTGTGCTTAGACGCAATGCATGAAAAATGCACCCATGTGCTTTTTATTGATTCGGATATGCGGTTTCCACAGGACATGATTGAGCGTTTGCTGCAACATGACTTGGACATTGTGGCAACCAACTGCGCCAGACGCCGTATGCCTACAGGACCGACTGCACAGATTTACAAAGAGAATGGCGAGCGTGAGCTGGTATACACAATGCCCGAAACAACTGGCCTGCAAGAAGTTGGCTCAGTTGGTATGGGTGTGATGCTGATCAAGGCCAATGTCTTTGCGGCTTTGTCAGAGCCTTGGTTTGAAACACCTTGGCGGCATGACAAGCGCGGCTACATTGGAGAGGATGTTTTTTTCTGTAAGAAAGCTAGAGATGCAGGCTTTAAGATATGGATAGATCACGATGTGAGCAAGGAAATTGGCCACATTGGGATGTTTGAATTCAAGCATGACCACACTTGGGTGATGCGTGAAATCCAAGAAACTGAAAAGGTTACCTGATGGCACTCACGACTTATGCGGAGCTGAAGACCTCGGTTGGCGACTGGCTAAACCGCACTGATTTGGCGACTGCCATTTCAGACTTTGTCAGCTTGGCAGAGGCTCAGATTGAGCGCCAGTTGCGTACACGCCAAATGATTGTGCGTGCCAATGCGACATTTGCGGCGGCTGCTGAATATGGCACTGTGCCTGATGACTTCTTAGAAACTAAGTCCATCAAGCTCAATACCAATCCAATTACTAACCTGTCATTCCAAACCATTGACGCAATGGACTCGCTGTCAAATACGACTTACCTGTCTAGCGGCAAGCCACTGTATTTCACCATTGTCGGAAGTCAATTCAGACTACTTCCAATTCCTGATGGTGCATACACTGCCGAATTGGTCTATTACGCAAAGTTAGCTAAGTTATCAAATACAAACACCACCAACTGGCTGCTGACTCAAGCGCCTGATGTCTACTTGTATGGCTCACTCTTACAGGCTGCGCCATACTTGCAGGATGATGCGAGAATACCTGTATGGTCATCGCTGTACCAGTCGGGACTAGATCAGTTGCAGATTGCAGATGATCGTGGTTCTACATCAGGCGGTGCGATCTTGGCTAGAGCAAGGACATTTGGATGATAGTCAACACTACCAAGGGCGAGATGGACGACTCATTGCTAGAAAAGCGTGAGGGGTCAATTGATACCGATACCGAGACAACGAGCTGGGTAGAGTATTGGCTTGCTGGTGAGTTGGTGCATCGATCTGTCAATATGGCGCTCAAGCGCGGTGTCTTTGCTGATGGCATCAGTCAACAAATTTAAGGAATAAACTATGTCCAACACGCAAGCCCTCTGTACCAGTTTCAAAGGTGAGCTGCTTGTCGGCCACCATAACTTTGGCACTGGCGTCACTCGCGGCTCGACTGCCGCCGACACTTTCAAGGCTGCCTTGTACTTGGCATCTGCCACTGTCAATGCGACAACCACCGCCTACAGCGCCACAAACGAGGTGTCAGGCACAGGCTACACGGCAGGCGGCGTTACAGTGACCTTTGGCACTGCGCCAAGCACCAGTGGCACTACAGCGTTTGTGACCCCTAGCGCCAGCATCAGTTACTCTGCTGTGACCTTATCTACAGCCTTTGACGCGGTCCTGATCTATAACTCGACTCAGTCAAACAAGGCAGTCAGCGTGCATACATTCGGCAGTCAGACTGTGACTGCTGGCACATTTACTCTGACCATGCCGACCAATGATGCAAGCACTGGCCTGATCAGGCTGGCTTAATTAAGGGGCAGCGGCATGGCTGCTTATGGAACAGGCTACTATGGTCTAGGCGTCTACGGCATAGGCAATGTCGTCATCAGCGGCAATGCGTCTACTAGCGCTGTTGGCACGCTGCTGGCTGACAGATCAATCCAAGAAGATGGCACTATTGCCACCGGCAATGTCGGCACAGTCGGATTAACTGTATCTGTTGCCATCACAGGAAATGCAGCCACTGGCGCTGTTGGATCGGTCTTAACAGAATCAACCAATGCCATCACCGGCAATACGTCAAGCCTGGCAGTTGGCAGTGTCACTCAGTCTGCTGCCGTTGATGTATCAGGCAATGCGTCAACGCTTGACATTGGCAGTGTTGGAGTTACAAGCGCAGCGGCCATCACTGGCAATGCGTCTACTGGTGCTGTTGGCACTATGGGCGCAGAGGTCATATCGTTCCAAGCAATAACTGGCGTTGAGGGTACAGGCGCTGTTGATTCTGTCGGATTGACCATTGAAATTGCAATAACTGGCGTTCAGTCAATTTGTGCTGTTGGCATCATCATTGGGTATGGATGGGGTGCTATTCCTGACACATCAGAGACATGGACACCCGAGGCAGATACATCAGAGAGTTGGACGCCAGTTTCTGATACATCAGAGAGCTGGTCACCAGTTTCAGACACATCAGAAAGTTGGTCTGATTTAGCAGACAATTCAGTCACTTGGCAACAGGCCGCATAGGAGATTTCAGCATGGCAGATTCCACAACCACCAACCTATTACTGACAAAGCCAGAGGTAGGAGCCTCAACGGACACTTGGGGAAATAAGGTAAATACGGACCTAGATTTGGTGGACGCAATCTTTGCTGCTGCTGGCACTGGCACATCAGTTGGCTTGAATGTAGGCTCGGGTAAGACATTGAGCGTTGCCGGCACATTGAGTGTCACTGGCTCTGCAACAGTTATTGAATTTGCAGATGGTTCTGCCGCTGCACCATCTATCACCAACGATGGCGACACCAACACAGGTATCTTCTTCCCTGCCGCTGACACCATTGCTTTCTCTGAAGGCGGTGTAGAGGCCGCAAGGATTGATAGTGCCGGTAACTTGGGCTTGGGTGTTACTCCTAGTGCTTGGGGTTCTGGTCAAATTGCAATGGATATTGGCCTTGGTTCATCCATTTGGAATCCCGGCACTGCTACTCAAACCCAAGTCCTAAACAACTCATATTTCAACAACACCAATTTCCTTTTCAAAGGTACAGGCTCCGCTAGTCGTTATCGTATGACAGGCGCACAGCATGAATGGTATTCATCAACAGCATCAGGCACAGCGGGTAACACCATAACTTTCACCCAAGCAATGACGCTTGATGCTAGTGGGAATTTGGGTGTTGGTACTACAAGTCCTACCACAAGACTTCATGTTAATTCTACTGGTGCAGCTATTGCCACTGTTCAATCAACATTAGCGGCTGGTAATACCAATGTTGAAACACGATATATTTCTACAAACCGCAGTTGGGGTGTAGGTCAAAACATTATTCAAACTTCTTCAATATTTGAAATTGCTGATGTAACAGCAAGTGCAACAAGACTTGCAATCGACTCCAGCGGTAATGTGGGGATTGGTACTACTTCGCCAGCGGCAAAGCTGAATGTATCGTCAAGTGATGGTGAGCTTGTAAAGATTTCGGGGACAACACGCAGTTTGTTTTTTAGGTCTGATAGTGCCGGCGTGATGATATCCACAGGAGCAGCACAAACAGGTGTCGGCACTTATTATTCCGCTGGTTCTGACTTTATTTACTTTATGACAGGTTCAACAGAACGAGCCCGTATCGACTCCAGCGGTAACTTGCTGGTGGGGACTACGACTGCGGGTGCTGGCACAGCAAGAATGTATGTAAATGGTGATGCAACAAATCCAGCGTTTAAAGCGTTAGCTAACACAACCACAACATCAGTTTATGCGGGTGTATTCCGACATGAGTCAACCACAGCGGGCGCATACATTCAGTTTGTAACTGACAGCAACGTAGAAACAGGCCGTATTTATGACCTTGCTGGAACAATGCAATACGCATCATCTTCTGATGCAAGGTTAAAAACCAATGTTCAGCCAATGCAAAATGGCTTGCAATCTGTTTTGGCGTTAAATCCTTGCACGTTTGATATGCGCCGTGGTGAAGACACGTTTATTTCTTCCTCGGGTTTGATTGCACAAGAAGTGCATGAGGTGTATCCGTTTGTAGTTGGAGTTGGTGGTGATAATGAAAACACAAACCCGTGGTCTGTTGACTACGGCAAGTTAACTCCTCTTTTAATTGCCGCCATCCAAGAACAACAAGCCCTTATCACCCAACTCACCGCCCGTATCACTGCACTGGAGAACAAATGACCACAACTTACACAATCAACCAACTTGACCGCAACACCTCTGACAACTTTGTAACGACAGTGCATTACAACGTCACAAAAGTAGATGGTGAATTCTCTGCATCCACCTACGGCACTGTCAGCTTTGAAGCTGGTACGCCAACAACCCCCTACGCATCTTTGACCAAGGCTCAAGTCATTGAGTGGGTAAAAGACAAGCTAGATGAGGAAGTAATTGAGTCTTCACTTGCTTCACAGATTGAAGCTAAGAAGAACCCAACAACAGCAACAGGGATGCCTTGGTGAGCGATTCCATTGAAAAGGAGTTTGCCGTCCATCAGGCGATCTGCGATGAGAGATATAAATCCATCGAAGAGAAGCTGGAGAGTGGCAAGGGCAGGATGCAGAAGATTGAGATTCAGCTCTATATTGTCATTGCCGCCATCCTGTTTGGACCAGGCGTGGCCGCCGACATTGTGAAGAAGCTGTTGGGGATGTAACGATGTGGACCCCATTAGTCTCCTCCTGGCAGCAAGAGCCTGTGTTAGTGCAATCCAGCAAGGCACTGCTTTGTATAAGCAATGCAAAGAATCTTTCATGGAGGTCAAGTCCACTATTGACGAAGCTGTTGGTGTTGCCAACGAGGTCAGAGGATTTTGGAGCAAGCTCTTTGGATCAAAGCCAGCGGCCAAACAAGCTGTCCAGCAGACGCGAAAAAAGGCTGCATATGTAGCTGTTGACGAGACTCAGGTCAAGATTGACATTGTCAAACACTTGACAGAGTTTTTTAAGCTACAAGAGCAGTTGGCAGAACATATAAGGGAAGAGGAAGAAAAAAGCAGGAGTGTCTACGACCCAGATCAGAACTTGATGGAGGCCGCGCTCAAGCGTGTGATGGCCCAGCAAGAATTTGATTTGTTGGTTGTACAGATAAGAGAGTGCATGGTTTTTCAAGCCCCAGCAGAGATGGGTGCTCTGTACTCAGAAGTGTTTTCGATGAGGGACATTATTGCTGGAGAGCAGGAAAAAGCTAGAAAGAAAAGAGATGCAGACCAATGGCTACGCAAGGAAAGGGAGCGCCTTACAAACGAAAAGCAAGCGTACCTAGTAGCGAGTATTCTTTTCCTCCTGTACCTGTGGCTAATACTAAGCCTCTTGAGCAAGACTGGGAGAGCGTGATGGGGTGGCTGGCCTGTTGTTTGTTGATAGTTTTCTTACTGCCGATGGCTGCAATTCTTTATGTCGATGTGCTTGTTGTAAAGCATGAGGTTACAGAGCAAATTCAGAAGTTAGAGAAATTGAAAAAGCAGATTGAACAGGAGAAACGCAAAAATGACAAGACATGAACTTTCAATGTTGGCGCTGACTGTTTGCGTTGGCATCCTCTGCGGCTTGCTGACTGGCTGCGATGATCGTTACAGATATAAATGCCAAGACCCAATGAATTGGCAAAATGCGGAATGCAAGCCGCCAATTTGTACAGCAGCAGGGACTTGTCCTGAGTTGCTAGTTAAACCAGAGGAGAAAAAGTAATGCCTACCATTGGATACAAAACAAACAACCGATTAACTGCTGACGAGATCGAAGTCCGAGTTTGGGCATTTGTCATTGTTGTGCTTGTCAGCATTCTGCTGGCCTCCATGGGTATGTTTCTGTACTCGGTGAGCTTTGTCCAGCAGCCGATGAATGGATCAATGGCGGCCATTGATAAGGTGTACACCCAGCAGATTTCAACAATAATGGTTTTCATCACTGGAGTGCTTGGCGGTGTAGCTGGCCGGTCTGGTGTCAAAGCAATAGCCAGTGCCAGCGCCAAGGCTGAAGCAATTGACAATGATGAGCCACCCAAGCCATGAGCCTGTTTAATCCTTGGGTGATCCTCGGCATCGTCATGGCGGTGCTGTCATCATTTGGCGGTGGATACTTGAAAGGCAGCCATGACGAGTACACGCGCCAGCAGATTGAGATTGCCGCGCTGAATGCCAAGGCTAGGGAAACTGAGCAAGCGATGGTACAAGTGGCGCAGACTTATGGGCAGACATTACGAAAGGCAAACAATGTTGCAAAGGCTAAAGAAGACAAGTTGCGTGCTGATATTGCTACTGGCGAGCGCAGGCTGTTCATCCCTGTCAAAGCCGCCGAGTGCGCCTTATCAGCCACCAGTGATTCCTCCATTGCCGCTGGAAATAACAGCGGAGAAGCATCAGCCGAACTTGACAGAAAGACTGCTGACGATCTTGTCGCCATCACAGCCGAAGGAGACACCGCCATCCGCAAGCTCAACGCCTGCATCCAAACCTACGAAACCTTAAGGAACATGAAATGAAGTTATCAGCAAATTTCACTTGAATGAATTAATTAAGTCTGAGACTGCAATTCGCTTGGACATTGACAACACGCCAAATCAAGAACAAATAGAGTCATTGCGTTTGCTTTGCGAAAACATCCTGCAACCTGTCAGAGATCACTTTGGCAAACCAGTGAAAATATCCTCTGGGTTCAGGTGTAGTGCTTTGAATCAGGCAGCCGGAGGATCGGCCACCTCAGACCATTGCAAGGGCCAAGCCTGCGATTTTGAGATTGATGGCGTACCTAATCCCGAGCTGGCAGAGTGGATTGAAGCCAATCTCAAATACACGCAATTGATATTAGAGTTTT